GGAAAAGATAGACGGTGCAGTGGCTATGATTATGGCTTTAGATAGAGCAATTAGAAATGAAGGCAGCAAATTTGACTTAAATGAATTCACTTCAGAAGAAACGCTAGACAAACTTTGGGGTTAGGGGGTGATGGATTGCTTGGTAAAATAAAAAACATCTTTAGGCCAAAGGCCCAGGTGATGCCGGAGGTAGTAGAAATAAACGATAGAAGGCTGTTAGAACTACTAGGGATTGAACCAGATGAGCTAAACTTCCGGGGTAAAAATGCCTTAAAAGAAGCTACTGTCTTTGCCTGTATCCGCATTTTAGCAGATGCGGTGGGGAAATTACCGGTGAAGGTATATTTAAATAACGGCACCGTAGATCATTACCTTACTCCATTATTAAAGATTAGACCTAATCCTTGGATGAGCGCCAGGGATTTCTTTAAGGCCTTGGAAGTAGAGCGGCATCTTTACGGGAATGCATATGCTTGGCTGGAGTTTGAAACCAAAGGTAAAAATGCCGGTAAAATAACAGGCATCTATCCTTTAGATAGCTCCAAAGTGGAAATCTATATTGATGATGTAGGTTTACTTCCCGGTAAAGGAAAGCTGTGGTATGTGTATACCGATAACACAGGCACAGAATACCGTATTGACCCTGATGAGATGCTACACTTTAAGGGTTTAACCAGTGACGGTATTGTAGGAATTACTCCCCTAGCCCAGCTTAAAAACACCATAGAAAATGCCGGAGCTGCTAGTCAGTATCTAAATAACAGCTTCAAAACAGGGCTCCAAACCAAAGGCATTATTCATTATGTAGGGGATTTAAGTCCGGAAGCTCAACGGATATTCAGAGAAAGGTTTGAACAGATGGCCAGTGGCCTTAAAAACGCCAACCGGGTATCATTACTCCCTTTGGGATATCAATTTCAACCCTTAAGCCTTACTATGGCGGATGCCCAGTTTTTAGAGAATACCCAGCTGACGGTGAAGCAAATTGCTGCTGCCTTTGGGGTGAAAAACCACCAGCTAAACGATTTAGACCGGGCCACCCACACCAATGTGGAACACCAGCAGCGGGAATTTTATGTGGACACTTTGATGGACATTTTGACCGGCTATGAACAGGAACTAACCTATAAGCTATTCACCGACAAGGAACTGGAAGCCGGATATTATATTAAGTTTAACGTCAATGCCATCCTGCGAGCCGACCCTAAAACTAGATACGAAGGCTACCGTATTGCCATCCAATCGGGTTTTATGACGGCTAATGAAGTAAGGGCCTTAGAAGAAATGGAGGCACTGTCGGGAGGAGACAAACTTTTAGTTAACGGCAATATGATGCCCATTGAAATGGCGGGAGAACAGTATAAAAAAGGTGGTGATGAAAATGGGGAGTAAGTTTTGGAAATTTAAAGCACTGGATGACAACACCGGGGAGCTTACCCTTTACGGGGAAATTGCAAATGAAACCTGGTGGGGGGATGAAATAACGCCGAAAGAATTTAAGACTGATTTAGATGCTTTAGGGGATATAAATACATTAAACATCTACATCAATTCTCCCGGAGGGGATGTATTCGCCGGGCAAGCAATCCACAGCATGCTTAAAAGACATAAGGCTCATAAAAACGTATACATTGATGGATTGGCAGCAAGTATCGCAAGTGTCGTAGTCATGGCCGGCGATACTATTTTTATGCCTAAAAACGCTATGATGATGATCCATAATCCTTGGACATGGGGGATTGGAAATGCTGCCGAGTTTAGAAAACTGGCGGAGGACTTGGATAAAGTTAGAGAAAGCTTAATTGCTGCCTATGAAGGCCGCTCTGCACTAACAAGGGATGAGATTATTGAGATTATGGATAGTGAAACCTGGCTAACAGCAGATGAATGTTTGGAATATGGCTTCTGTGATGTGGTGGAAAAAGAAAAACAGATGGCGGCTTCAATTGATAAGACACTGCTAATGAGATATAAAAACACACCGGGGGAACTGTTAGTTAAACCAAAACCCGATGATAAAAAGCAGGAGCTATTAAAACAAAAAATATTACTAGAACTTGAGCTGTAAAGGCTCATTTTTATTTTGAAAGGAAGGCGATCACTATGAGTAAAAAGTTACGTGAATTACTGCAGGCATTGGAAACTGAGAAGGCAAAAGTGCGCAGCTTATTGGCAGAAAACAAGGTCCTTGATGCGGAAAGGGTTATGGAAGAAGTGCGCTCCTTACAAAAGGCCGTGGCCCTTCAGCAGGAACTGGAGGCATTAGAAGACCAGACCCTTGATGATGCGACTCCCATCGACCATAACAATAATCGCACCGATACTGAACTGGAAGCGGAATACAAACGAGTGTTTTTAAAGGGTTTAAGGAGGCAGAGAATTACCGCCGATGACCACAGCATTATTAGTGAATACCGTGCAGCAATGCATGAAGGGGCAGTAACAACCGACCCAGATGGGGATACCGGGATAATTGTTCCCCAAGACATTCAAACCAGAATCAATGAGTTAATGAGAACCTTAAACGATTTATCCCAATATATCCGAGTGGAAAGGGTGAACACTCTATCTGGCTCCAGGGTATTGGAAAAAGATGAGGACATGGTGCCCTTTGCTGTAGTGGATGAGTATGGGGAGATCCAGGAAATTGACAATCCGAAGTTTACACCAGTTACTTACAAGCTCATTAAACGAGCTGGTTTTTTACCTTTGACCAACGAGCTTTTAAAGGATACTGACCAAAATATCTTAAGCTATGTAACAAACTGGATTGCTAAAAAGCATGTGGTAACTAAAAATAGCTTGATTATTGCCGTCTTAAACAGCCTTAATAAGAAGGGTTTAACAGATATCAAAGCTATCAAGAAAGTTTTAAATGTGGATTTAGATCCGGCCATTAGCCTATCCAGCACCATCATCACTAATCAAGACGGCTTTCAGTGGCTGGATGAGCAGGAGGACGGCAACAACAGACCACTCTTGCAAGATGATATTACCCAACCGGGTAAGAAACTCTTTAAGGGGAGGCCCATTGTAGTGGTGGCCAATAGAACCCTACCTTCCACCGGAACCACTACTGTTAAGGCTCCTTTCATTGTAGGAAACTTTAAGGAACTGATGGTGCTATTTACCCGGGGAGTTTATGAACTGGCTTCCACTAATATTGGTGGAGATGCTTGGAGAAGAGATAGCACAGAACTTAGAACCATTACCAGGGACGATTGTGTGAAGTGGGATACAGAGTCTGCAGTATTTGGCCAACTGACAATTTCCACTGGAGCATAAGGGGGCGGGACTTTCCGCTCCTTTCCCTTTAAGGGGTGAGTTAATTTGATTATTACACTGGAAGAAGCAAAGATGTATCTCAGGGTAGACAGCACCGAAGGAGATAATTTAATAGAATCCTTAATCGATGCCGCTGAAACCTATCTTGAAAATGCTACCGGTAAAACCTTTGACAGTTCAAACTACATTGCTCGGTTATTTTGCCTAACCCTAGTTACCGATTGGTATGAAAACCGAGGGCTAGTAGTTGGCAAAGTAGGAGAAGGGATAAGGCCGGTTATTGAAAGTCTTTTAGCTCAGCTAAACTACTGTTATCCGGAGGTGGTGGAATGAACCCAGGGGATTTAGACAAAAGAATAACCCTACAAAAATGCATTACCACCACTAATGAAAGCGGTTTTGAGGTGGAAACTTGGGAGGACTATAAAACTATCTGGGCGGCTGTCAGTAACCTTCATGGCCGAGAATACTTTGCTGCTGCCGCTGTTCAGGCAGAAAATACAGTAAAGTTTACTATCCGCTACTTACAAGGATTGGATACGACCATGCGAATACTTTTTCAAGGTAAACAGTATAACATCACATCCATTGATAACATCAAATACCAAAACCGCTATATTGAAATTAAAGCCCAGGAGGTGGTGGGTAGTGGCTAATTTAGAATTAGAGGGCGTTGAAAACCTAATCACAGAGGTAGAAAAGCTAGGTGCTAAAGGAAGTAGGATAGAAAACAAAGCTTTAAGGGAAGCAGGAGAAGTGGTGAAAGAAGCTATTAAACAAGAAGCACCTGAAAGAACGGGGACCTTAAAGAAAAGCATTGAAACCTCTAAAGTTAAAACTAAAGACGGGGTTAAGCATGTGGAAGTAGGTCCGGGTAAAGATGGCTGGTATGGTAAGTTTGTGGAATTTGGCACGGTCAAGATGAAGGCTCAACCTTTTATGGCTCCCGGCTATGAGAAATCTAAAGATAAGGCCATGGAAAAAATAGCAGAGGAATTAAGAAAAGGGTTAGGGCTATGAGCATAAATCAAGATGTAATGGAGGCCTTAAAAGATACTGGAGTGCCGGTAAGCTTTCAAACCTATACTGGAACTGCTGATGCCTACATTACTTTTTTCACATATCTAGATAAACCAGAGCAACATGCTGATGATAAAGAAACCATTACCGGTCACTATGTACAAGTTGATGTGTGGAGTAAGGGAGACTATACCGATTTGGTGAACGCTGTCCATAAAAGGATGCTAGTGGCAGGGTTTATAAAACAGAGCTTTTATGACCTTTATGAACAGGATTTAAAGATCTATCACAAAGCCATGCGATTTATTAAGGAGGTGCTGTAAATGGCACAAGTAGGATTAAAGGATTTACATTTTGCTATTTTAACTCAAGACACAAAAGAAGGATTGACTTATGAAGTGCCGGAAGCCATGGTGGGTGCAATTAACGCTACCATTAACCCGGCAGTGAATACCCAGGAACTTTATGCCGATGATCAGCTTTGGGAATCGGTATCGGCTTTAGGTAAGATTGATGTGGAAGTGGAGACGGCAGATTTACCCCTCGATGTTAGAGCAAAAATATTAGGAAATAAAATTGTAGAAGGGGTGCTGGTAGAAAACAAAGGAGACATTGCTCCCCATCTAGCACTTGGCTTTAAAAGTTTAAAGTCCAATGGGAAGTACCGCTACATTTGGCTTTTAAAGGGTGTGGCACAACCTATGGCAGAGGATTATTCGACTAAAAAGGACAATGTGGAGCATAAGACACCAAAGATAAAGTTTACCTTTATGCCAAGGCTCCATGATGGAGATTGGAAGAGAACTGCAGATGAGGACAGTGAAAACTTCATGGGAGCCGCTACTTGGTTTGAAAAGGTGCCTGGCGATACCACAACAACGGGGGTGTAATAGATGGATATTACCTTAAAACTGGATAATAAGGATAAAACTTTTACGGCAGGTTTTATATCTGCGAGAATGGTAAGAAGAACCATTGCCATATCCCGGGATATCAATTTCGACAACATTTCTCCCGAGGAACTGGACAAACTGATGGACTATATTGTGGAGCTCTTTGGAAATCAATTTACCCGGGATGAGCTTTACGATGGTTTGGCCTCTAAAGACTTAATCCCTACTATCACCAGATGTATCAATGAAGTGGTAGGAGCTGTAGGCGAAGCTACAACTGGTGAGGGAAAAAACGAATAAAGGGGAACACCATGGAGCCCCAAGAGTTTATTGATAAGCTTTATCTTGCTTTGCTGGAGCAAGGTTGGACCCTAAACGATATTGATTCCATGGACATCATCTACTATTTGAAACTCCTTAATCGAAAAAGGGGAAATGAAAAGGTGTATATAGACAGCATACTTTAAACACCTCAGCTTTTTACTTTCTCGCTCAAATTTATCGCAATCACAGCGTAAAAACAAAAAATGATTTTGATATGTCTAATGAAGATACAGCACTTGTAATGGTGCTTTTTTTATGCCCAAAAGGTGGTGAGATGATGGCAAAAGAAATCGGGCAGCTGAACGTAAAAATCGGATTGGATAGCACTGGCTTTCAAAACGGTATCTCGAGCATAAACCGAGAAATGAGAAAAGTGCAATCCGAATTTAAGCTAGCAAGTGCCGAGATGGGTAAGCATGGCAAAGAGCTAGACGGCCTAAAACTTAAATCTGACAGCTTAACTAAACAGACAGAGTTACAGCGCCAAAAGGTTCAGGCCTTGGAGGCGGCTCACCAAAAGTCAGTAGAGACTAAAGGCAAGGATGCCAAGGCTACCCAGGATTTAGAGATAAAACTAAATAAGGCAAAGACGCAACTTGCTTATATGGAGCAGGACTTAAAAAAGCTAAACAAGGAAGTTGAAGTTCAATCCTCCGTCTGGGGTAAGCTTTCCAAGAGCCTTGAGCCTATTGGCCAGAAGATGCAGGATATCGGTAAGAAGATGGAATCGGTGGGTAAAAACCTATCAATGAAGGTAACCGCACCATTGATGGCCCTTGGCGGTGTGGCGGTAAAGGTAGGCTCTGATTTTGAAGCGGGGATGAGTGAAGTTCAAGCTATCAGCGGAGCTACCGGTAACGATCTAGAAAAGCTAAAGGAAAAGGCCAAAGAGATGGGAGCCACCACTAAATTTAGTGCTTCCGAATCTGCCGAAGCCTTAAAATATATGTCTATGGCCGGCTGGGAAACAAATCAAATGCTGGATGGTTTAGAGGGAGTTATGATGTTAGCTGCGGCCAGCGGAGAAAATTTAGGAACTGTTTCCGATATCGTCACCGATGCTCTCACTGCCTTTGGCATGGAAGCTAAAGAGGCCTCTGAGTTTGCCGACCTTTTGGCCAGTGCATCTAGTAATTCCAATACAAACGTAGCACTTTTAGGGGAGTCATTTAAGTATGTGGCTCCTCTTTTTGGTGCTCTTAATTATTCTGCTGAAGATGCAGCCTTGGCTTTAGGGTTAATGGCTAATGCAGGGATTAAAGGCTCCCAGGCAGGAACTTCCCTTAAAACCGCCATTGCCAATCTAGCTAATCCCACAGATAAAATGGCAGCAGCCATGGGTCAACTAGGTCTGTCCATCACCGATGCCAACGGGGAGATGCTACCTTTCAAAGATGTCATGGATGAACTGCGGGTTAAATTTGCTGCTCTGTCCGAAGAACAACAGGCCCAATATGCAGCCACCATTTTTGGTAAGGAAGCCATGTCGGGTATGCTGGCCATCATTAACGCCAGCGAAGAAGACTATACAAAGCTTACTCAGGCTACTAGGGAATATAGCGGTGCGGCCAAAGAGATGGCGGAAACCATGGAGGATAATCTTCAAGGCGGTATTACTAAATTAAAGTCAGCCCTTGAAGGGGTGGGGATACAAATATCTGAAATCCTTGTTCCCCATCTGCAAAAGCTGGTGGAGAAACTTCAACAGGCAGTAGACTGGTTTGCTAATCTCTCCCCAGCAACCCAAGAGACTATTGTTAAGGTCGCTGCTTTGGCTGCTGCCATCGGCCCATTGCTACTTATCGGTGGCAAACTTGTAGGTGGTATTGGTGCTGTCATCGGTGCAATATCCACAGTATCCGCAGCTTTAGCTGTAGTAACAACCGGGGCGGCAGCTGCAACACCGGCCATCGGAACGCTGGCCACAGCCTTTACAGTTCTAACCGGACCGGTGGGTATTGCTGTTGCGGCTATTACAGGACTCACCGTAGCAGGAGTAGCTTTGTATAAACATTTAAGTCAGGACAGCATTCCAGCAGTTCAATTATTCGGTGATGAAGTATCTGAATCTACCCAAAAAGCAGTGGGTGGCTTTCTTGAACTAAACGATGAAGTAACCCTAGCCTTAAATCAATTATCCTGGGG